AGTCAAGATTGCACCTACCTCTGGAACAGTTACCGCAACAAACCCTGAGTACCGCTTCACAGCTTTAGTAACCCAGTATCAGCCTTTTGCTGGAGCTGTTGGCGACCTAGCTACCCTTTCGGTCACCTGGCCAGTATCGGGCGAAGTTACAAGAGGAACCGCACCAGCCTAATAGTTGCGCTAAGCTTGGATCATGAAACTAAACCTACAAATAAAGTTCACTGATAACCCAGACGAAGTGAAGCATGTTGTTTGCAACCCATCAGACATGATTAAGTTGGAAACAAAGTACGACATTTCGATTGCCAGTCTTGAAGCAAACATCAAGATTACTCACTTGCTTTTCCTAGCTTGGGCAAGTGAAACAAGAACTAAAGCGACTACTGCTCCATTTGAAGAATGGGTGGACAACATTGAGTCCATCAGTCCGGCGGATGAGCAAAAAAAATAGTCGGGCTTGGTGATTCCTCAGCTCACTGGTACATCGCAACACTAGCTTGTGAAACAGGGATAAGTCCCAGAGAGCTAATGGAACTAGATGACAGGATGCTATGGACACTCGGCAGGTATCTGATCTATAAGGCTCAGCACCAAGCACCACGCGCTTAAGAGGACACCCTTCGGGGTGTCCTCTCTTTTTTTGCTTCAGTAGAATAAGTAGAGATAGGTGGTCTAAATGGCATTGAAACTTTACTCTGGCACGAACAGTGCTGTGAAGGTCTATGCCTCAGACTGGCGCATGTTTGTTAGAGAACTAAACAAGATTGACCCACAGCAGGTCAAGGAACTCAAAAAACGCTGGAAAGAGATTTCAGAACCAGCTAAAGAAAGTGTCCAGGGTGAGCTTAGGAAAGACCTTGGGTTTGATGGCCCTATGAAGGGCATGCGTCATGGTGGTCGTACAGGTTGGGGAACTAACTACGGAACAACAGGTGGGCCTGTAACCAACGCTAAGCGTAAAAAATACGATGATGTGATTTCTTCAGCTTTGACGAGAAACAAAAAAGGGGCAACAGGCATTGCTCGATTGATTGTAAAGTCTGCTGGAACTGTTCTTTCGGATGTGGCAAAAAGGCATGGTGGTAGAGCTGTTGCAAGAATGTATTACATCAGGGAGTTTGGTGGCCCTCAAGTTATGAGAAGCCATGAAATTCAACCTAGAGCCGTACAGGAGTTTTTGCACAAACTAGGGCCAGTGGTCAAGAAAAGTAAGCGCAAAGTGTCCAGAAATGTTTACCCTGGTTTTGACAAATCCTTACCTTCTGTAAGCATCAAGGCCAAAAATGCTATTGACGAAACCATCCGGTTTGTCGAAAAGAATATTGACAGGAATAACAAATAATGAGCAACATGTTCTTGAACATTGTCAGCACTTTCAAAAATGATGGCATAAAACAGGCTACTAGCCAGCTAGGTGCTTTTGGCTCTGCCGCTGGTGGACTCGGTTCAACTCTAGGTAAAGTCGGAGCAACATTAGCTGGATTCGGTATAGCCTCTAAAGCCGTAAAGTTTACAAGCGAATCTATTGACTCTGCGCGTGATCTTGAGCGAAACATGTATTCGCTTAACACAGTGTTTGATGGTTTTGCCCCAACTATGGAGAAGTTTACCAAGGGCGCGTATGAGATTGGTCTAAGCCAAAAAGATGCTGCCAAAGCTTCGGTATTCCTAGGTTCCGTTCTAAAGCAATCTGGCTTTAGCATGGCAGACACAACAAAAGAAACTCAAAAGCTTGTAACCCTGGGTGTGGACTTAGCAGCAACCTATGGCTACGATGTGCAAGAAGCCTTGCTCGGTATGACCGCCTTGTTCCGAGGTGAGTACGACCCGATTGAGAAGTTCGGTGTCGCCATGAAGCAAAGCGAAATCAATGCCGAGCTTGCAGCAAGAAAGCTAAATCACCTTACTGGTGCTGCTAGGCGTAACCAAGAACAGATTATCCGTATGGAGCTGCTCTATGAGCGAGCTGCCGATGCTATGGGTGCTTTTACTGGTCAGTCAGGAAACTTGTTTGTTGAACAGATGAAGCTGCAGGCTCAGTTTGAGAACATGCAAGCCAGCATCGGTACTCAGTTATTGCCAGTAATGGTAGGTCTTACAGAGGCACTTCTTCCTCTCATTGACTTTATGGGTCCTAAACTTGCTGAAGCTATCAATCAGTCAATTCCAATTCTTCAAGGTTTCATCGCTGAAATAAAAAACATCAGTGACGCAACAACCTTTACTGGTGGAACAATAAAAGTTTTGCTTGATGTATTTGGGGGCTTATTCTCCTTCATTGCTCAAAACTTCGGTGTATTACTTGCTTTTACGGCACTTATAGGTGCTGCCACAGCCGCAGTTAACTTATATACAATAGCCGTCAACTTTGCTTGGACAGCTAGCACCAGGCTATTCGGAGCTATTACGATTCTTGGCACCGCTTTCATAATCGGTGCTAATGCTGCTAGCAATTTGATGACTGAATTAGAAAAAAACAAAGCAGCAGCAGAGTCACTAAACCCTGAGCTAAATGCCACAGCCTATGAGGTTGAGTTTATTGGTGGCAAAATGGGCTTCCTTGCTGGAGCTACTAGCAATGCAACTAAAGAAGCAAGAGCCTTACGCGATGAGCTTTTGATACTTCAAGCTAGCTTTGTTGGCTCAGGTACTGTCTATGGTGGCGGTAAGGGTCTGCGCCATACAATGCGTGATGAAATTAAGAAAAAAGGTGCTGCTGATGCTAAAGCATCCGCTTCTGTGGCTTCGGCTGCTGGAGCTGCCCAGAAAGCCGCAGCAGAACAAGCCGCTAGAGAACTTCTTGCTGCACAACAGCAAGCCGCTAGAGAACTTGCTGCTGCACAAGAAGCGGCTGCTAGGGCAGAAGAAGCAAGATTGCAAAAGAGGTCTGATGCCTATGAGTCTTTTGCTGATGCCGTAAAGTCAACATTCGGTGGAATAAAAGAATCTATCCTTGAATCCTTTAGCTTGCCTGATCTTGGAAATTCGGTCAACTCTATTACCCGAAACATAAAGAAACTTCTTGAAAAAACCAAGGACTTTGCTAGAAACATAACCTCTCTATCTCAGCAAGGGCTTACAAATGACCTTCTTCAGCAAGTTATCGCCGCAGGCCCAATGCAGGGTGGCAAATTAGCTCAGGCTTTAGCTGGCGCTGGTGGTGGATTTATCGGTGAGCTAAACCAGGCTTACGGAGAGTTTGGTGGCATAGCGTCTGGCATTGCTAATGTTGGAGCAACCGCAGCTTTGGCTAATCAAGAAGTAATCAATAACTATTACAACATCGAAGTAAGCGGTGGAGTAGGCTCTGGCCCTTCAATCGGTAAAGCAATCGTTGACGCTATCAAGTCCTATGAGCGCACTTCCGGTGCTGTCTGGCAGGGTGCGTAATGCCAGCACCAGTAGTCAAGGTTGAACTTGGTGCTGACCTTGGTGAGAGAGATCCAAATTCATTCAAACTTGATGACGCAATCAAGGGTGTTCTTGACAGCACGACTTACACTCTTGGTGGCACTCGATTCTTTGACATCACTGACCGACTTATTTCTGCTTCTACAACAAGAGGTAAGAATCAGGCGCTAGACCGCATTGACGCAGGTACTCTAAACATTGTCGTAGATAACTTTGACCGCTTGTTTGACCCTCTCTATGCGAATGGCTTTTACTTTGGTCAGCTTATCCCTGGTAAAGAAATAAGAATAAGTTGTAATGACCTTCCTGTTATTTACGGAACTATTGACGACATTGACATTGCCTATGAGCCTGGTAATCGTTCGGTTGCTAGTTTTCAAGCAACTGACGGCTTGAGTTATCTGACGCAGAACAACTTGCCAGAGGTTTTTCCAGATGTTGAACTATCAGGTGCGCGAGTCACTCGCATCCTTGACTTGCCAGAGGTTGACTGGCCTATTGACAAAAGAAGCATTGATACTGGCAACAGCTTTATGTCGGACACCGATGTCCCACAAGGAACTCAGGCGATTGGCTATCTACAACTTGTAGCTACTAGCGAATCAGGTGAGGTCTTTGTTTCAAAGGATAACAACTTTGTTTTTACAGAGAGAAATTCAACACCCAACCTGCCAAACATTATCTTCACTGATGAAGCGTCTATTCCTGGGTTTACTGTCATACCTTTTGCTGAGCTGGGTGTGGTTTATGGAACTGAGGAACTCTACAACCGCATTGTCTTGACTAACGACTTTCCCCTATTCCCAGACCAAGCTACTGCTGAAGATTTAGATTCACAGGTCTTGTATGGTCCACACTCATACGATCAGTCTGGCCTTCTAAACAACGAACTTTCTGACCTTGAATCTTTAGCTGATTTCTTGCTACTTAGGTTCAAGGAACCTCAGTATCGCTTCAGCAGCGTTGGGGTTGTAATGGACATTCTTAGCGAGTCACAGCAAGACGAAATCCTTGACCTAGAAATCGGAGATATTGTCCAGGTTCGGTTCACACCTTCAAGTATTCCACCAGCTATTGAGCAGTATGTAAAGGTAATCGGTATTAGCCACGACTGGCAAAACAACGAGAAGCGTATAAACCTTGCCCTAGAACGCCTTGACTTTAGCCTCTTTGTCCTTGACAACACTGTGGTTGGTATCCTAGACGAGGACCGCCTAAGTTACTAACTGCTAAACTCTAAACAACACAACTAAGGAAAACAATGCCAAGAAAAGTATTTACTGCCGGTGAAGTCCTAGCGGCTGCCGATGTCAACCTTTACCTATCTAATGAAGTGGTCTTTGCCAGCTCTACTGCCTCAATGACTGTTGCTGCCACTGATCGCTACGAAACCTTACTTGTAAACTCTGCTGGCTCAGTAGTTATTACATTTGGAACAGCCACAGCTTTCCAAGCTGGCGAGCGCATGGACATTATTCGAGATGGTGCTGGAACAGTAAGAATTGCTACCGACAGCACAGCAGTAACTTTGGCTGGTAGAGGCACAGCAGGTACAGCTTACGCAATCGGTCAGCAGTATGATGCTGTATCTGTTATCTGTGTCGGTACTAACTCCTACCGCGTTATTGGTAACGCAGACTTGGCATAGCTGATGTTAATTCCTCAAGGGATTCTTTCAGCAGGTGCAGCAATAAAGGTTGCTATTCAATACCTAATCATCGCAGGTGGTGGTGGTGGAGCTGGTGGTGCTTCAAGAGCTGCTGGTGGTGGTGGAGCTGGTGGTTATCGCTCATCTGTAACTGGCGAAAACTCTGGTAGGTTATCTTCTGCTGAAACTCCATTAGAGCTTGCCGTAAATAAAACTTTTTCCGTATCTGTTGGTGCTGGTGGCGCTGGTGGTACTGCCCCACCCACTGCTAACTCTATTAGCGGAACTACTGGCTCTGACTCTATATTTGCTACAATCACAAGCCTCGGCGGTGGCGGTGGTGGCGCTTTGGACGGAGCTGGTGGTTCTTCAACACTTCCTGCTGGTAAAACTGGTGGAGCTGGTGGTGGTGGTCAGGGTTCTGGCTATGATGGCGTTGGAAGCAACAAGGGATTGGGAACAACTGCTCAAGGTTTCGATGGTGGTAATGGTTGGGGTAGCACTACAACAGCAGGTCATCAAGCTGGTGGTGGTGGTGGTGGTTCTGGCGCTGTCGGCGTAAATGGTTCTACAACTGTGGGTGGTAATGGTGGAGCTGGAATATCCTCAGCTATCACAGGTACATCTGTAACTAGAGGCGGTGGCGGTGGTGGTTCAAAACGCTCAGCTACACAAGGTGCTGGTGGTTCTGGTGGTGGTGGTGATGCGGTAGTCCCTGCTCTAAGCGGTGCTGGTGGTCCAGGAACAGCTAACACAGGTGGTGGTGGTGGTGCTGGAACAACGGGTGATGTGACTCCTGGTCGCGCTGGTGGTGCTGGTGGTTCTGGTGTAGTAATCCTTAGATACCCAGAAAAATTTGCTATTACTGTTGGAGCAGGACTAACTGGGTCAACCACGCTAGTCGGGTCTAATGAAGTAACCACGATAACTGCTGGTGCTGGGAATGTGAGTTGGAGAGCTGCAAGACGAACATTGGTTGAATATCTAATTGTTGCTGGCGGTGGTGGTGGCGGTGGAAATGCCAGCAACAGCGGCGGTGGTGGTGGTGGTGCAGGTGGTTTCTTAACTAGCACTACCGACACTTTTAGTGACTCCACTTACACAGTGACAGTTGGTGCTGGCGGTGCTGCTAGAGCAAATGGTGAAAATTCAGTTTTCTCCTCTATCACTGCCACAGGTGGTGGTCGCGGTGGTGATTCGCTAGACCAAAATAATGCTGGGTCTGGTGGGTCTGGTGGTGGTGGAGGTGGTTTTAGCGATGTAGGTGGTGCTGGTACTTCAGGTCAAGGTAATACTGGTGGTACAGGAAGCTCAGACGCAACCAATCCTGCTGGTGCTGGTGGTGGTGGTGCTAGTGCTGTTGGTGGTAATGGTGTTGGAAAAACAGCAGGTAATGGTGGTGCTGGAACAGCATCTAGTATTACTGGTTCATCTGTGACACGAGCTGGTGGTGGTGGTGGAAGTAGATGGAACCTGCTAAATGATAATGGTTCTGGTGGTACAGGTGGTGGTGGTGCAGGTGGAGATGCGACAGGAACTGCTGGAACTGTAAATACAGGCGGTGGAGGTGGAGCAGGAAGAACACCTGGAGCTGGTGGTGCTGGTGTAGTAATACTTAGCTACCCTTCTGCTCGAACGATTACAATAGGAGCAGGACTAACTGGCTCGACAGCAACTGTTGGGGCAAACAAGGTAACTACAATAACTGCTGGAACTGGAAATGTGAGTTGGACATAATGGCGCATTACGCTTTTTTAGATAGTGACAACATTGTCACAGAGGTCATTACTGGAATAGATGAAACCGAGCTAATTGAGGGCTTAGACCCTGAAACTTGGTATGGCAACTTTAGGGGTCAAATCTGCAAAAGAACAAGCTATAACGGAAACATTAGAAAGAACTACGCAGGTATCGGCTACTCCTACGATACTGGGCGTGACGCTTTCATTCCACCTAAGCCTTTTGACTCTTGGCTACTTGACGAGGCAACCTGCCTTTGGGAAGCTCCAGTAGCCTACCCAACTGATGGCTTTACTTACACTTGGAACGAAGCAACAGTAGATTGGGAGCTTCAGGACTTCTCTGAAGGCGCATAATGGCTGAGGAAACTACCTCAGTCCGCATTACGCAAGCTGACATCTACAAGAAGCAACTTGAGCATGGAGAGATTCTAGTCAAGGTATTACAGAAACTAGATCACCTTGACGATGTGCCTGAGCGCCTTAGAGAAGTAGAACTTACCCTTGCCAGACTTGCTTGGATTGAGCGCATCGCCTACACAGGTTTGACAGGATCAGCAATCGCAATCATTGGCTTGATAGCCGCAACGATAGGAAAATAATGACCACATGGATTAGACCAGTTGACGGCGGCACTATCTC